GTGCAGTACCAATCTTCAGGGCTTCCCCTACCCTTACGTTTGTGCCACACCACACCTGTCCATGCGTTGTCGTTAGCCATCTCGACTATCAACTCTTCTGTCCACCCTGCTAAGTCCATCTTAACGTGGTTTTTTATCTCTATGGTAACTCCAGGTATACCTGAGATGTCACCTTTGTCTAAAGTTGCACCAGCCAAGCGTCTGTCTACATAAGGGAACCATTGCTTGAGATACTTAACTACATCTCGCTCTGCTCCTGAGCCTTTCGCTTTGGCTGCGCTACTCATTCGTTAGGTTTATCCACTTCAATCCAAATAAAACCATTTTGATTGCGTGAAATTTGTCCAAGAATATCAAACCATTGTTGGTCTACTTTTATAGTAACTTTATATGTTTTCATACCTTCATCTCCACTTGTCTATAGTCTCTGACTACATCCTCTAAATACATAGAGGCTGGGTCAAATGATAGTGATACGTATGTGTTACCAGTAAAGTCTGCTTTACCATAACGGTTTTTAACAGGGGCTACGCATAGGTATGCGTCTGGTCCCTGCATCATCTGTCCTACTGTTAGTACCATAGCAGGTACCTGACTAACCATACCCTGCAACGCTGAGCGTGGCTGACATGGATAACCTTGGGCACCTTCTTTAGTATGGTGTAACACTAATACACATGCATTGGTATCTCTTGCAAGATACTTAAGTTCTTTCATAACTTGTCGCATAGCAGCAAACTCTTCGCCACCATCAACAGCAATATCCATAAGGTTATCTACTACGATAAGCGTAGGACTTCTACCCCACATAGTTTCAAATGCAGATACTTCTGCATCTAAATCGTTAAGGGTTGGGCTGGGTTCAAACGACCAGTACAAATTAGCAAACTCTCGTAAAAGTTCTTCTGCTTTGGCTGGCTCTGTCTTAAGCATATGTTCTGCATGCGCTTGACTTATCTTTGCTTTCATAGCAAGTAAACGCATAGCCATAGTGTGTGCATTAGTATCAGCAGAGAAGTATAAGGTTGGTTGTTTTAGTCTTGCTGCGATATGTAATGCAATAGATGACTTACCTGCGCCAGGAGTACCAGCAATTACTGATACCTCTGCACGGCGTAGGATAATGCCTTCCCGTTGGAACGCCTGAAAGGGTGGAGATAATGGTTCTCCTCCAACCTCAGGCTTGCCAATACTACGGCGTAATGTTTTCATTCGTCTTCTTTGTGTGCTGTTTCTATGTGTGTATCGTATTCACTTTCTGTTGTAAATACGGCACTACATCCTTCACATTCCCATTCATCAATCATGTTATGCCTTTGTTTGGTCTGCTTGGAATGAGTTCCATTCAGGTGAGTTTTGTTTAACATAAATGTTTGCTGGCTGACACTTGCTGGGGTCGCCTTGCTTAGCAGGACAGAAGTGTCCTTTATAAGGACCAAATTTACCTGTTAGTCCGTGAATACGTGTCATTGTACCGTGAGGACAAGTGCGTGAGCCCGCACCCATAGATGGTACAACTGGTGCATCAAATGAATCTACAACTGTACCACCAAATGCTGTTGCAATTGTTGCAACTTGTGGATTAGGTGGTACTGCTGCATTAGATGCTGTGATACTGCGGATGGCTGCTTCCATTTCTTGTGTTGCTGATGTAAGAGAAGCAATAGACAACGCAACACGTTGGTCTAGTTCTTCTGCTGTATCTGCACGTAAAGTAACAAGAGAACCTGCGATTGATTTAACTGTGATACTGATAGGTGCTTCGGCATTAGCCATTTATTCTCCTTGAATAGATGTTACTAGGGATTTTTTTGAGTCTCGGAAGGTACGAACTTTCATTGCTAACTCTATACCTTTCCAACCTTGTTTGATATCAACAAAATGTAGTTCACATTTACCACTACCTGCTGGCAGATGGACAATGATTCCTTTCTCTTGATTGACACCACCCCAAAAACCACGGGTTGCCGTGGCGGGGTCATACGGCAAGCCGTGTGCATACACCGCTAACTGCATGGCAATTTTATTTGGGTAGGCAATACTACCAGTCTTTAAGTCAGAAATGTACAACTCGCCGTTGTATTCAACTACACGGTCAGGTGTACCTGCAATCTTGTACTTGTCTAGCACGCAGAACTGTTCAATGAATACATTCTTGAACTTTCTTGTTGCATCTGCATATGCTTGTATGTCTGCTACATATTCTTCAGGTATAACTCCGAGGTCTTCACCTCGGTCGTACTTCTCTGTCAATGTATGGATGGCTGTGCCTATGTTTGCTTGTGCTGTTGCACCTGCTGCAGTCATAGCATCTTCTACTAACTTGTCCATCTCTAACTTGTTATCTCTATGTGCTGATGCTGCTAGCAATAGGTCAGGGCGCAGTGTTAAACCTGCTGCAGCCATGCGTAACTTCCATGCTACTAATGCAGTGCCGTCATCTAATGAACCAGCAACTGTAGTAGTCCGTGTGTATGGTATTGCTTTGCCACCTTTGGCTGGCACTACCATTGGTCTGCCGTATTTATCTCTTGGAACTTCTACTTCTGACATACGTCTCCCTTGTTAATAGGTTGGGGAGCAGGAACAAGGAGAGAGCCGAAACCCTGCCACCCCAACCCACTCATCTTAGCATAGGTGACGGCTATGCATTGATGTCATTGCCGCAATGCGGACAAAGTTTTTTTCGTTTCTTATAGACCTCATGTACTACTTGGTCTTTGTAGTCTTGATGCACGTACACCTTGCATCTGTTACGTGTTTTTATAGTGCGAACTATAGCACCTGACTGATGTAGTACTGACAATATACCGCTGGCAGTACCGTGATGCCAGCCTTGTGAGTCGGCTAGTTCTTTCCATGTAACACCAGATAAACCTGATAGTTTTAAATGTGTTAACGTTAATATCTGGTGATTTTTTTCTCGACCAGATGTAATGTTATCTACAGCACGAGCCTTTGATGTATCAGTGCCTGACCATCCAGCCGTACCTTTGTATGGTCTGTAAGGTACGTACTCTGCCATTAGTAATCTTCTTCTAAATCTAGTACTTCTACTTGTTCAACTTCAATGTCGCCATCATAGAAGTCAACTGTTACATTGTCTGTAAAGATAGTCTCTGCATCATCAGCGTCTTCTGCATCTACGCTGAAGGTACCAGTGATTGTGTATGTAGCACGATACTTTGTTGTAAGTCTGTTTGTACCAATTGTTGTGAGTAATTGATTGACATCTTCTTTACTTGCTGAGAACTCACCATCATCCCATTGACCTTCACTGAAGAAGTCACGGACATTATTCTTAATGTCAATGATTGTTTTGCGTTGCTCGTTGTTGGTTTCATCCTGAGCCTTTACTCTTTCAATAAAGCGTAATACTTCTGACTCAGTATATACTACTGATGCACCTTCTGCGTTATTAATTGTGATTGTGTTCATGTTTTCCTCTCGTTGTTTGTGTGTGCTCCGTGTTCGCCACTGGCGGAGCAACCCAGTGAAACGTCCCCTATATTGTTTAAGGATATAACGATATAAGTTCTGCGTTTTACTCAGCCAAGAGTAAACCTATACTAACAGAGATAAAGCCTTGGTCTTTATCTTGTCATTGCGTCCACTAAGGGTGGCGGCTGCCAATCGTTCAGCGCCGCCCGTTGCATAGTGGTCAGCAAATTCTACCACTGCATGCCATGCACCAAAGGCTGTGCCTCTGATGTTCTCCTGTGTTTCTGATTCATTGTAGATAGCCCACGCTTTAGCGCGTGCATCTTTAGCAATAGTCTGTTGCTTGCGTTCACCGCGTGTAAGCAAAGCGTATGGCGTATCTTCTACCTTGGTAGGCAATGCCCATACTTTCTTGAAGAAGTTAACTGCACGTTCACGTGAGAAGTCAATGTCTAACAAGCGGTTGGCTGTCAACTCGTAGTCATCTATAGCCTGATATGTAAGGTTAGTAATGTTACGGATGTCACCGACAGATAACTCTTGGTTAGTGCTATGTGTCATGCGGTATGTATACTCATTGAACTTGCGGTTGCGTTGATTGCTAATCAAACCGTTGACTTGGTTAGCACAAAACAAACGCTCAATGATTGGCTTAATAACAACAGATGATGAGCCATCATGTGATGTCTTAACCAATAAGAATGCAGCATGTGGGTCATTGGCTACTGATACACCACGAGGTAGTTCTAGTACCATCCAGATGTTAGAGCCACCATTGAACTCACCTGCTGCTGCATAGCGTGCATCACCTGCATCTACCAGTGTATCTAATGCGTTAAAGACTTCCATGTTTTGTACTACC